TGTTGTGAGTTTGGCTAAATACGGGCAGTCGCTCGTCCAAGATCACATGACCTTTACTGACGCTTTCTAGTTCGCAGTTTTACAAGAATGCACGGCTTGTTGATTTTTGAGTTGTTTCCAAAATGGAAACAGTTGGGTTTGGTTATTTTTTATCTTTTCTGGCGTTGCTTTCTCCGATAAAATATCCCAGCGATAGCCAAACCAGTGCCATGCCAGCATCTTTAATAAAATCAATCATTCTTGTTCTCCTTTGCATTCATAACATACATTTTGGCCTACATCTTTTCCCTTGATTATTGATAAGCTACCACATTTCTCACAGTTGATTATGAAACCTAAACCTTTTGAATTGATACTGCTTATATTGTTCTCTGAGGGAGCTTTGTAAATAATCAATGCTGATGTATGCCAATATTCACCGCTGACGCCACTGTCAGCAACTGCTGACACATTTGATTGAAACTTGATGTCAATCAACTTAATGTCTGGATTTTCGGCAAGCCAGCTATTTATTTGATCATCAATCGCCTCGTCACTTGGGTAGTCGGATGATAGAAATACTGTTTTAATCATTTTATTTCCTCACTTTTTTCAAACTTAATAATTACTTTCAATCCAGTCACTTGCTGGATTTCTTCGTCTGAAGCACCTTCTTTCAGCAACTTCAGCGCAACATCTTCCAAGCTACGAAATGATCCGACATACTCGTCACATTCTCTGCACGTTTCGCAATAATCTGGCTCTTCGTAGCTATCTAGCGTGTACCAGCCACCAAGATGATTTTCGTATAGATGAATCATCAGATTACCTCCACACGCTGGCTCAAAGCTTTTGTTTTGCAGTATTCACAATGACCACATGGTGTTACCCATTCTTTACCTTTTTTAACATCGTCAAGACGCTTAATAAGCATAGATAACTCAGATAACTCGTAATCAAGTTTTTCCTGAGATTGAAAAACAATCGCTCGGGTATCAGGAGTAGATTCTTTAGTCACGGCATAGATAACAGGGGTAAACTTCTTGCCATACTTCTCTTCTAGCATTTTCTTATACACTGCCATCTGCAAGATATATCCCCAAGCTTCGAACCAGCGGACTTGAATATTTCGTCCGCTTGCTTCATCCTGAACCCATACCATGCTGTCAATGTCTGATTTTGTGGTCTTAATGTCTACAAAATAGCCCTTTTCGACATTGAGGCAGTCAATCTTGCCTTTAAATTCCACTCCTTCGATTTCGCCTGTGACAGCAACCTCTTTCTGACCGACATAATACTCCATAAATTGCTTGTCAGCTTCCAGTCGCTCGATCATTCGCTGGCCAACCAGAAAGTCAGCTTTTAACTGACCTTTGGTTTTCCCAGCTTTTGAAATCATGGCATCCGCATTTTCATCCATAAATTTCTTGTGTGCTTCTGGACTTTCAAAATAGCTGTGAACCATGTTTCCGACCAAGAGGGCTGTGTTGTCTCGTTGGTCTTCCCACTCTCCTTTTAGCTCCGCTAATGCCCGTGCTTCGCACTCCCTAAATCGCTTGTATTGCGAGATAGACCAGTAGCGACGTGCGGAATCTACTGAGTAGTAATCTTCTCCAAGTAAATCCATTGTCATTTCATCTCCACCTTTACTGATTTTGTTTGTGGCTCAAATTGAACGCCGTGAGCATTGAGCCATTCTTTAAATTGCTCCTTTGTTTCCTTTGCGTTCTCTGCTGGAAAAATTAAATCTACAGTAAATTTGTAACCATATTTTTTAACGCCATCCTCAGAAGCCATATTTTGCGATTTTCGGCCTGTTTCTTGCTCTAGGATATGATTGCCCCCTGAACTGCTTTCTGACCCAAATTCAGGCTGATTTTGGGCGTAGAATTGACCCTGAGTATCTTGTTTCGCTTCTGCTTTAGTCCGTCTAAGCCCATCTGCGTCTGCATGTAAGATATCGATAGTATCCAAAGCAGAGCGACCCTCTCTTAGCAAATCAACGTACTTTTCAGGATTCAAACCTTTAGCTACCGCGATAGCAGTCATTTCATCTATACGCTTTTTCAACTCATCTTCTGCCTTAGCTCGTTCAGCTAATGCCTTATCATCAAGAATTGCTTGCAAAACATCAGCAAGTTTCGCTCCCTTGTCATAACTGCGAATGTAGACAGTAGGTCCGAAACCAGCTTTAGCTGCCGCTTCTGTAATCTGGATAAGCCCAGCTTCACGTTGTTGCTTCTTAGTAGCTTCTTCTGCAACCAATCCGACAATCATCTTAGAAGTAGCTTGATTGATTCGCACATTATCGGCCATAAAACACTTCTTCTTGCTGAAATCGTCAAAGTAAATAGCAAATAATTTGATGTCAAGTTCTGTGCCACTTTCTGCGATTGCAGATTCAAAAGCTTCTCTGACCGTTTCCTTTCGGGCTTCTGTTTCTCTCTCTTCAAACTCCCTGATTTGATTTTTAATGTCTGTCTGCAAAGTTTTGATAGGGTCTAATATGCTTTCAACCCAAGCCTTTGCTTCATCAAGAGGTTTAGAGTATTCTGAAAGCTGGTTTTTAAGTTCTTGTTCAATCTGACGCTGTACTCGTCCCAACTCGTCTTTGACTTTAATGTCATCTGATAAAGTTTCTTCTGTAACGATATAGCCAGCGTATTTCTTTTGATAAGCTACTAAAGCTTGCTCCAAAACTTCTTTACCTTGGATTTCGATTTCAGCTGCTTTTAGAGCAAAGCCAATCTCTAAATCTGTTACTGGAATGAGTTCTAGACTATCCGTCACATCTTTTAATTCTTCAACCATTTTAGAAATCCTCCCCTTCTAGCATGTCCATTTGACCATTTTCTGACTCTTGGTCAATTACTTCGCTCGTTTCTTGGTCATGGTTGGGAACTTCTTCTACAGGCGCTCCAAGAATACCGTCTAAAGTTTCAGCAACTGGCTCTTGAGTAACGTCTTTGATTTCGTTCTTGTTTGAAATTGTACTGTCTGCGTTATCTGCAACAATCGCATCTTGCAATTCGGTAGAAAGTGGAGCATAAGTTGAAAGCATGTGCTTCAAGACTGTTTTTCTAGCCATGGCATCAAAGTCAGACTGCCATGGGCTATATTTACTAGAAAATGACTGACTGTACTTCTTGCCATGCGCTTGGACACGTTCCTTAGTCCAAAAGATTGTCTTTTCAAAACCATTGGCCAATCGCATGAAAGCAAAGTAACCTACCACTTTTTCGTTCTCTTTTGGGATAGCAGTCATGTCTACTTCAAGATCCTCAGTCAAAGGGTTAAACCCTTTATACTGACTTTCATAGACCTCTCCAGCATTTAAACGTGTCACTTGTCCGCTTCGTTGTGCAAGCTGAATCAATCCCTTATATCCCACTTGGAACTGCGCTTGGTTCTTGTAAGGTACGATATACGCATATCCAAGGCTAGGCTCGATTGGCAAGTTAAGGACTGCAGCCTTCATAGCAGCGGTCATGATGCTTTCATTGGTAGCCTTAGCTAGTAGGTTATTGTTCATTACGATACTAAGCAAGCTGGCCACAAATTGCTGACCGTTACCGTTTACCACTTCAGAAAATTTCTGCTTTACAGCTGGTGAGTTAAAAAATTGTTTATGTGTTAGTTCGTTTGTCATTTTATTTTCTCCTTAATTCTTCATTGATAGTCTGCGTTTAGCATTTTGCTTCAGGTTGTCCAAACCGTTTCTATAATCATCAATAAGCCTTAAATTGCTATCGATAAATCGCTCGACTACTCTGTTCAGCAAGTCTTGCGACGTAGAGCCTTCGAGTTCAGCTAAAAATCCAATCAATTCTTTTTGTCTCGGAGACATTTCAATTCTGATATAACTTTTCCCTTTGTTTGAAGGTATATTTGTCATTTTCTTCTCCTTTTTCTTTTAGTAATTAAACATTGTCCCACAGTATCCAGCTTCTTCTAATGCTAATCGGTTCAAATAGTGTGACATATCGCTAATACTCATTTTTCTAACCATTTTCTCGGTTAGATAATCGCCATCAATTTCTTCTCTCATTGCCTCTCTAAGTTCTTGTTTCCATTTTTTGTAATATAATCGTTTTTTCATTTCTTTCTTCCTTTCGTCTTCTTCAAATTCCAATTTTCACGTTTTGTTCGTCGATTTTCGTTTTGTAATTTCAAAATAATATTTTGTTGGTTGTTGATGATTTCTCCGAGCTCAATTCCAAGATGCATATACTCAGCTCGCCAGTTGTCGATTTCTGCAAGTAGTTCTTCAATCATATTTCATCACCCACATATCGATACTGCCCACATCCAACATAGATGTACTGGCTTGGGTCAAGTTCTTCTCGTTCTTCAGGCGGTTGCATTATATCTCTGTCATAATCATACATCAGCGTCTCCTTTGCTCTATCCCAAATACTTTGCATAGCGTGCTCTTCGTGGTTCTGGTAAGGCTAGAGGCTCAGGTCGCAATCCTTGAGGCGGTTCGTTGTCAAACGTAAAGCCCTTGAACTCCCGACGGATATTCTTGCGAATTTGTTCTCTTTCAATTTCACGGCCTATTTCAAGCAATTCATCACAAGTTCTAGTCATTTGCGTATCATACTCTTCTTGAAGTCGTCTTTCTTCCTCTTTTTGCTTTTCTAACTGATGAGCTAGAAACCCTGCGCTGATAAATCCCAAAATCACTGCGCCAGTTCCTAATAATTGGCTAACTAATGGTGGTTCAAACATTTTTATCTCCTTACGCTCTTAATTTTCGTACTTCTTTCTCTAATTCCAAAATTTCATAAACATCATTGACATCATACATAATATCTTTCCCTTGCTTACGAAATCTTAATCCTTTGCGTTCTAACTTCTTAATATAGCCATGAGTAAAGCCGAACCTCTTCATCAAAGCTTGTTGATTGATTGGCATGCGATCATTCTCTAACTGCTCCTTGACCTGCTTTTCAGCAAAAGCCAACAATTGATTGGTGAACAATTCAGCACTTTCACCGTCCAATCGTAATTGTAATGTTATACCTTCCATTTTCTACATCCTCTCAACTATGCGGGCAAGCATTTTTGTGATATAATGGTTTAAATTATTTTAGTATGCGCCTGATTGCCGTCAGGTGCTTTTTTGCGTTGTTGTCAAACTGTTTTACTTTCCAGCGCTCTGAGTTCTATCTCATGGCTGACTTGTCTAAATAGCTTCTCACACGCTATTTTAGCTTCTCTGTACGTTGTAGATTCACTGATGAAGTAATCAGCAAGTTCGATGATTTTATCTTCCATTCAACCTCCTATATCAGCCTCAAGACAGAAACTACAGTTTCGTTGCTAACATAACTTGTAAATTCTCAAGATAACTAGTTTTTCTTAAAAGTTTTTCAACTAATTCATTGTCTGCCTTTACAAAGGTGAACTCTTTTTTTTCCACTATACGGATACCGTTTTGGTCTCATTTTCTTTCCCTCCCTACGCTTGACTAAATGCGTTCAGTTCCATGATTTTCATCTTGGTATTGGTGCTTGGCTCCCACGTCATCCAGTAAGCTAGAGCAGCGTCCGCATGCTTCTTGGGTAGCAAGTCATAGCGACTAATGTTGAAGTGGTCTTTAAAGTCAATCTCAGCTTGTCTAAATACCGACTGAGCAAAAATCTTATCCGCATAAGCTGGGCTATCAATGCCACC